TCAATGTTTCTGAGGTATTGTATGCCGGCCTGTGTTCTTTTCGAATCTACTACTTTATGAAAGTAAATTCGGCCATCGACATACCATTTTCTGAATAGTTCGTGTGCGTTTTGATGAAACTTCATCAAAGATAGGATTGTTCTGAACTCATCGTGCATCTTAGATTTGATGCTGTCCGATAAATCTACATCTCTTAAATCGAGTGATACAATTCTATCTTGGGTATCTGAAACTATACATTCATTTACTATGTCATCGATAGCAATATCACATTCAGGAACAAGAGATGTCTCACGATACCTTTGAATGAGTGCGACCTCATTCTTGATACCGCCTTCCATATCAACATAGGAACCATATGCCCCACCTGATATGAAACCACCTGATGATTGTTGAATAATGGGAGTTCCATCATCTTCAACAGGTGCTACAAAAGAAGCTTGTGACTTCTTTTGTACATCTTTTACTCGTAAGTCTTCTTTCTTACGGTTTATTTCAAACCCAAAAATATCCATAATAATATTTATAACACCTCAAAAGAGGTATTATTCACTAATTTAAACGACTCTTTCCCAATGAGAATACTGAAATTCAACATCAAATGTCTCCAATGCATCGACTGTCTCGTATGATAAGTCAATAGCACCTATAGAGGTGGGAAACATATTAAAGAATTCGTATCTCGCAAGAACTGAGTCATCTTTATTTAATTGTTCGACAAATGCTCTGTCTACTAAGTAGTCTAATGAAGTAGCACCCTCACCACTGTCTAGTTCTTGAATGTCTGTTTGCCATCCCTCTAGAGCAGTTCTTGATGAAAATTCTACATCATTAATAATTGTCACTGTCCAAGGTTCAAATGTTCTATCTCCTGCGAGTTTTAAAACATGACCTCTGAATTGTTGTTCAACTACACCTACAGTAGCAGCAGGAATCTGTGCTGACTGACATAAGAATTCAATCTTATTACCAGACCTTGGTATAAAAACTCTGAATCGGTTAGCTCTTGGGCCACCGCCGAGTAGTTGTGCTTTAAATTGGTCTATTGTTGCCATTTACTTATACTCCTTATACTGCGCCGTAAACTTCTTCAAACTGAACACCACTTCTAGTAGCGACAAAGTTTAAAGTTATGTAGTTAATTGATTTAGCAGGTTTAACAAAGATAGAACATACAAATTCGTTTCTATCTATAACTGAATCAGTGTTGTTTGTTTCGTCACAAACTACTGAGAAGTCAATTAAACCTCTTCTGTTCTTCACGTCTCTTAAGAAAGGTTCGATTGCAGCTCTGAACTGAGCACGTGTGAATGAATCATTATATTCAAACAATTGCGCTTGAGCGGCAGTTGATATTGCTTTCTCTAGGACTATGAATAACCTTCTTACATTAATTCTATCGAATGCAGATGGTGTTGTTAATGCAGTCTTATCACCAAACAGGATTGTACCTTGGCCTGGGAATGTTGCGACTGGGTTAATTCTTGCACGATACAAGTCATCTCTAGATGATTGTTTAGGGTTGTAAGCGATTTTAGTTATACCTAAGTATTGACCTCTTGAGAAACCTGCAGGTGAAACCCATGCATCTCTCTGTAAATCACTTCTTGCCATGATACCTGCTGTGTGTCCATTTGCAGGAACCCAACAGTACTTATCGTTAAATCTGTCGTATTGGTAGACCCAAGTTGAGTCTAGAACTGCAAAAGAACTTGAAGTTGCAGTGTTGCAGTCTGCTAATACGTTTGTTGTTTGTGTTGATTCACTTGAAACTCCGACACATGATGCACGTCTTGGACTTGCGATTACCATGCAGTCTTTTCTTGCTTCTGCAAGTAGGATTGCTTGGTTAACTTGTGTTGTCCAATCTGCAAGAAGGTCTTGGTCTACACCCGAACCGTTATCAGTTCTTGTTGAACCAACGATTAAGAATGAGATATCAACTGAATTTGCATCACCGAAATGGTCTGACCATGCAGTTTGTTTTTGTCCTGCTGTTGCACTTCTACCGTTAGAACCACCAGCTAGTGATGAATTATCGGGTGAAGAAGGTTGACCGAAAGCTGCACCTACTGAAGCTGCGTGGTCTTTCTCAACGGCCGCACCTGCGTGTGTTCCTGTTGAGTGTCCTGACCAGTAAACGTACTCTGATTTTGTTTCTAATACGTTTTTGTAGTAGTTTGAAGCACCTTGTGAATCTTTACCGTCTGATGCAAGTGATAAGAAACCAAATGTTTCTAATACACTATGTGTTTTTCCAGTGAATACTCCGTCTTCGTCTAAGACTACAACGTGAATTTCGTCATTTGAACCACCTGCAGCTAATGCTGATGCTGATTTGCCTGGAGCTTTGTTAAACAGACCGTGATGTTCCCAAAATCTATCGATATTAGCACCGTTTGCAAC